TCCATCAACTCTATTAGAAACAAATACAACAGAAGAATGATTAAGATCAATCATTGGTGAAATTCTAGTATCATAAGTCAAAAGATCAAGATTAAGAGTAAATGATTTATTACCAGATAATCCAGCCAACTGTTCAGTTTCATTCACTGATGATGCAACCATTCTTTGAGACTCAAAATAGTTCTTTTGATTGAACTGAACATCTTGATATCCCTGGTCAACAAATGATGCTTCAACACCTGAGACAGATGTTTCAGAAATAGTTCTTGCTGATGCAAGAATGAATGAACCCTCTGGTGTTGTAGAAGTGATATCAGGAACAATTAATGAATATGGGATATTGTAAGATCCTTTTGCAATACCAGTATTTGTAGAACCATCTGTAAGGAAATTAGGTCCAGGAACAAATGTGCTTACTCCAGTTCTATCTGTTCCATTTGCACTCATATCAATTTTTATATGATAAGAGTCAATTGCAAGTGGATCAGTCTTAGTTACAGTTTGAAGATTATGAGTTGTATTAATTCTTCTCAGTGAAACATTATTAAACTCATATTTTGTAACTATGTCATTAATTGCATGACTAGCAGCAATTCCTTCTGCTGCTCTTCCTATGCCAGTCAATGTTCCAGTTGTGCCAGTTCCAGAGGTGATTCCTTCATATTTGATAATTTCATCTCCAATTTGGACATAACCTGGATTAGTGTTTGATACACCAACATTTTCAAAAGTATCAAAACCAGTAGTGTTTGCAATTGAGATTGAACCAACACTTGATCTTGCTACATTTTGAGTGAGACTTGTGGGTGTATTGGTTCCCTTAAGTCCTCTAATCTTAACTCTATTTGTTGTAGAGTACATTCCATGATTTCTTTGCTTGACTTTAATGTGAAGTCCATCATTAATAATAGTTGAACCAGTAGGAATAACAGATCCACCAACACCAGCATTTATTGAAAGTCTGGTTCCAGCAGTTGAATCATACTCAAGATAATCATTTGCATTAGTGCTGAATTCACCTTGAACATTATTCAATAGAAGTGTATTCTGAGATGTGATGATACCAACTGTTAGCTGAATACCTGTACCAAGTTTTCTAGTTCCAAATGCTACAGGACTTAAAACATCACCCAATGAATAATTACTACCACCTGCATTGATTGTTGCTCCAATAGCAACACCATCAAGAATAGTAATATCAGCAGTAGCATCAACACCAAGACCAGTGATAGCAGTCAATGCAACACCTGTATGAGTAAATGATCCAACTGATGGTGTAAATCCTATACCACTATTTGTTACATCAAGTTCGCCAGAGGCAATACCACCAAACTTCTTGAGGAATCCAGATGCTCCAGTGTTAACCTGAATAATTTTATTACCAATAACAAGAGGGTTAGAAACACCATCTTGATTAACAGTTGTTCCAATACCAACACTTGCCTTTCTAGATTCAGCAACTATTCCACCAGGTGGAATTGCTTCATTCTTATCATCAAGTTCAGGATTATAGAATTGAACATTACCAGATCCAACAAAGTCTCCTCTATGAAGTACAAACTTCATATCTTCATATTGACTTGGTGTCCATACTGAAGAGTTTTGTGATTTAAACAGAGATCCAAGAACTGGTTGTTCAGTTACTAATACTCTACCAGACTCTGTAGCAAGAGTTGTTACATCTGGTTCACCAAGTCTTGAGATCCAAAGATTATAAGTTGTAACACTTGCAAGAACAACTAAAGCATATTCAGCACCAGCTCTAAGATATACAGGTGATTCAAATCTAAATGTTGTTGCTACTACACCATCATTAGAAACATTGACATCATCAGGATCAAGAGTAACCTCTGAATATGCAAGAATAGTTTTATTGGGAGTTCCTAATGTGGTCTCTCTTATCTGTATTGTAACAGGAAGATTATCATCTTTAGTTTGGAAGAACAGATCAACCTTAGTTGCATAGATTCCACTTGATGCATCAATTTTAAAAGTCTGAGCAAGAGGGTCACCACGTCTTGGTGGTGCTGGAGGTGGTGGTGGAGGAGGTGTAGGTCTTAGAGTTGTGTTATTGATAATATCAAGGTCTACATCAGAATTAAGAGTTTGACTTTCAGGTGTGACATCAACTGTGCTAATTCTAGCATTTCTAAGAGAAAGGGTTACTTCTTCAGTGGTATCAATATCACCTTGTGAATAGAAGATTTCCTCTGCTTCAGTTGTAACAGTTCCTTCAATTCTACTGTTAATATTACTACTGGTCAGTTTGAATACATTCCTTCCAGTATTAAAGGTTTGCATTGTCAGGTCATTTTCACCTGGAACTTCAAAACAACCCTGCAGTGTTCCAACTCTATCTGTAATTAGATTTACATTTGCAACTGTTGCCTCAGCACCACTTGTTTGACCCTGAAGTATCATGGTATTTACAACATGACCAGTAAAAGTTGGATTTTCTTCAGAAGCAAGTGTTACTGTATCTACATTGAGAATAGTGCTCTGAGCAGAATATACTGAAGGGACATTATTAGTTCTTAAATAAGGATTACTATCATAAAAATCAGTTGGATTATTGTAAGGACCATACTTGTGATTAGCACTAGCAAGTCTAAATCTTAATCCTGGATCAGTTGCACCAGGAATTGTTCCAACAACCTCTTCACCAACTTGGAATACACCAGAGTTCATGGTAACTTGAATCAACTTAGGTGTGCATCTAGCGGTAACATTAACATTATCAAAGAAAGCAAATACTTGAGTATTTGGTTTCATTCTAGTTCCAGTAAATTCAATATTTCTCTCTCTCATAAAGTTAGAGATAGATCTACTGGTAATTCTGGTCCCTAAAGACTCAGCGTCTGTAAGAATTTCATTTACAGTCTGTTGTACACCTGTTCTATTCTGTTCAATGTTGATTGATCCATTAAGTGTAGTTGAATTAATTGTGCTTAAGGTTGCATTGTTTCCACCAAGACCTAATGATGCTGTAGATTGACCTGTTCTTTGAGAGAATGCAGCAAAAGATTCAGTTTGATTAGAACCAGTGAGATCAAGACTGATTCCAGTTGTTTCCCAAGAGTCCCATAATGTAGGTGCTACACCAGTTCTAAGACCATCAGCACCATCTTGAACATCTGCCTGAAGTGCAGCTGCAATTGATTCAAAATTACCTTCAATAATAACATCATTAGTTTCAGGTGGTAGAGTGCTTACCCAAACATCAGTGGTTGGATTTAATGCAACACTTCCTTGATAAAAATCAATTAAGAAAGGTGTTACATTCTCAACTCTGGTAGCGTATGGTTGAGATATTTCAGCAACTTCAGTGTAATCTAAACTAACTACATTACCTGATCTTCTAACATTTTGTCCAGCAAGTGATGCAAATCTAGAATCTACAGTTGATTGAGTGGCAGTACCAATTCCAGGAATTGCAGAACTACCAACCTGCAGATTTATACAAGTTGAATAGTGAGCAGGTCTTAAAACTTTTTGTACTGGGTCAATACTGTTTCTAATACCAATAGTAACATCTTGTGGTGTATATGAAGAGAAGTTATCAATGAAAATACCAGATTTGAATCTGTTTAATCCATTTGCATCAGCAACAAATGTATTAAGTGTATTTTGTTCTAAAAGATTTAATGATGTATAATACTCAAGATTTTTAATTCTTCTCTCAAGTCTAGCGATATCATTCATTTGATATCTCTTATGCTCAATAAACTTTATTTTTGCATCCTTTACATCAAAGAGATATGGGGGATAGAAGATGTTTGCAATGTTTAAACCACCAGGAAGGACACCAGGAAGTTCTGGTCTATCAGACGGAGCACCAAGAGTAATTTGAATATCACCATTCCTAGTCAGATAAACTCTATCTGCTCTTCCAAGATAGTAATCATAAGCAACAATAGTTGATTCATCACTAGCAAAAATATGCTTAGAACTGTGATTTCCATTATCAAAAGTTCTTCCATCAAATTCAAATGGTGAATTACCACCTTCAGTCACAGTATAATCTGAAACTCTTGGTCTTAAATCAATCAGATCTGTGTTTCTAAATCCATTAGTGGATTGAACTTGATTTTTATAATTACAATTGATGTAAGAGTTTGCAGTTGTAATATCACCAATATCACTTGGATCATAATCAAGATTACCATAGTAAATCAGAAGTTGTTTTGTAGGAACATGAGCACCTGCTCTTCTTCTCAATCTAGAAATATCATAAATGTCATTTCTCTGACCATTATCAAATTCAAATGATGATGTAATGTTTGGTGAACCTAATAAAATATCACTTACATTTGCCTGAACACCAGTGTCCACAAAAGAAATAATTTCACCATCTTGGAATGTTTTATCATTAACATATGCAAAAGCAATAGATGATGAGGATAATTGCTCAAGATATGTTGCTTTTGCTTTACTTAAATTACCTACAAAAACATCACCAATATTGAGATCTTGTGTATTTGCACTTGGTCCTGTCATGTTACTGACAGTTAATGTTGGAGTAGTGGGTGCATCTACATTGATTGATTCAAATATTGCATGAACAACATAAACATCTGGTTTGTTGAGAGATATTGTATCATCTTGTACTCTGGTTCCAAATGGATAATTACCATACTCAAGACCATCATTAAGGGTTGTTCCAGCAAATCCTACTGCATCAACACCTGATGTTGGATCAGATGATTTATTAATTGTTATTTTGTTAACAATATTTTTTCTCTTAATCTTTGCAGTAAGTTTAGATTGAAGAACAGTACCAATAAGAACTGCTGGACCACTCCCAGTCAATCCTTGAATAGTGACTTCTGTTCTTGCAGTATTAAATGTAAATTTATCTTTTGTTAGAATCTGAGTTGTTCCATCATCATTCTGAAGTGAGTATCTTTCTTCATCAAATGAAGTCCAAGTTTGGTTATCAATATCATCAACTGCAATTGCTCCTGTTTCACCAGAACTACTAATAGTTACAAGTTTTTTAACTCTGATTACACCTGATGCCCCATTTAAATTGACAGATTTTATATTTGAATTAGGGAGAACACTGTATAATGTGTTCTTGCCAGACTCATTACTGCTGTTAGGAGAGTTTGCTAATTTTGAGGTAAGAACTTTTAGATCATTAGCTTCAAATCCAGTATCTGGGAGACCACCATCAGCAACACCAATTACAGTAGTAACACCTGCTATTTCAAAATTGGTTGAACCAATAGCAGTAACTCTTCCAAAAGAAACATCAGTAAATCCTGGTCTTTCAAACTGAACAATGTTGCCTGTGGTTACAACACCAACAAATGTTCTTCCACCAACTGATGGACTAGAAACTGTTGAAATTCCATCACTTGCTCCAGTAATACTTACATTATCAAAAGTTAAAATAGGACTTTGGATAACATCTGCAGTGAATGTATTAGCAGCTCCAACTCCAGATCCAATAAATCCAAGAACTGATTTTACATCACCTAATGAGAATTGTCTGGTATCAACAATGAATCTCAATTGATCAGAATCACCATTTATAGAGATTGCTTCACCTCTTTGGAATTCACCTCTTACATTAAACAAGGTGTGTCCAATACCAGTAATTGTTTCATTAATAAATCCACTTGCACCACTTTTTACACCCTGAATAAAAGTTGATTTTTGCAGTGTGGTGGATAGATTTAAAGTAATTTGATTTTTAAACTCAATATCAAACAGTGAAAGATCCCATTGATTGATATTAGTATTAGTTGCATTATATGCACCTGATTCTAAAGCAAAATCATAAACTCTTGCTCTACCAATTTCTTCACCAACAGTGCTAAATTTATCTTCACCAACTCTTTGAGTTCTTAAAGAAAGAGTGTTAGTTGTGTTAAATCCAACTGGGGCACTTCCTGTTACATTATTAACTGCAAGTGTTGGTGCAAAATCAAAGGTTACACCAATATTTGAAAGAGTTCTTGATGTCCTTGGTTTGGGGACATCAAGAAATTGTGGTGATTTAATTTCAGTCTCATATCCTCTGACATATGCTTTACCAGGTGAAACCTGTAAAACCATCAAATCATCAGAGGGATTTGCTCCATTTTGGGTAAGTTGATCTGAGAAATATACTCCTCTATTTCCCTCAAGATCATTTAAACTTTCCTTAATTTTAGTTTGTAACTCTTTAATATAGTAATGACCTGATTCTTCAAAGGTTCTCTTTGCTAATTCATTACCTAAAACATTATATCTTGGACTGTTATTGATTGCATTCTTCAATCTGCCATTATTAACTTCAGCAATTTGTACAAATCCTTGAGAGTCAAAATTATCAAGTGATTTTTTAGCTAATGTGGCAGTAATTTTGAATCTATCAGCACCTGGTGCTGTAAAATTATTGAAACCACTTGCATTATCATACAGTGAGTTATCATCATCTGCTGTTATAATTTTTTCTTCAATCTGAAAACCAATTCTATAACTTGAAAGTGTATTATATTGGTCAAGAATAAGGATTTGATTATCTACAGTAACAAAATTACCTCTTAAGTAGAAGATACCTGCACTCAATGTAAATGCAGTGCCTACCTGTGCTGCACCTGAAATAATAGTGTTTGCAAATCCCTCACCAGCAGCAATAAATGAATTACCAAATGCTAACGCAGTGTTTGATGTAAGAATTTCATCGTCAAAGAAAACTTCAGTTGAATTACCATCATCACTAGAATCTTCATAATTTAAATATAATGTATAATTTCCATTATCAGATTGTGCATTAGTAATATAAGTTACAACTTTTGCAGTTACACCAGATGTTCTACCTGTAATTTTTTGACCAATTAAAGAATCAAGATATAGTTGAACAGGAACTCCTAAAAATTCAGATTGTATTTGAATACAATGAAATCTTGGTTTATATGATGAATTTCCAGGGATTACAACACTACCCTCTTTAAAGAGGTTGTCTCCCATTGCTTCAATCTGCCCCTGCAGAATTGATTGTATATTATTTAACTCTCTTGCCTGAATTGGAAAAGCAGGTTTAAATAAAACTTTATTGTAATTTTTAGTTGCATCAAAATCATCAAAATAAGGAGCAACGTTGAGATTAGTTTCCTGTGGCATAATTCTTTAGAATTGCAAAATGATTTTGACGTCTTCTTTCTGGGTGGTAGACCTAGTTACTGGAGGTCTATTGTCAACATATATGATATTGCCAGAATATTTTTTAGATTCAGGATTCGCAACACCCATTGTAAATTCCTGACCTAGGTTATATGTCCTATTATTTATTACAGTACTAACACCTGTAAATGAAGTGCTAATCTGCAATGTTGCTGATCCACCAATGATATTTACATTACCACCTACATTTGCTCCAGCATCTGCATCAAAAAGAATATTTTTAAATCCATATTCTGGTGATGCATTCTGTGTTCCATCAGAATTAAATCCTACATTTGTTCTATCTTGCCAATACTTAAGAACACCAGTAAGTTGATCATATGAAACAACTCTACCAATTGCAGTAGAACCAAGACCAACTGTTTGTGTGATTTCACTATCAGCAGTAAAAACAACAGAACTATAACCAGTTCCAGTAAGTCTTAATGCATAAGTTGCTGCTGCTTTGTCAGAAGATAGAAGACTACTTGACCCAAACTGCTGTGGATTTTCAATAAGTCCTACTCTTGCAAATTGATTACCTGTGATGAAGTCAGGATTTTCAGTATCATTTTCATATCTTGAATATGTGAGGACATTAAAAGCACCTAATTCAGTGTAGATATCATGTCCATGACCTCCAGGTGGAGGAATAATTACATCAAAGACTGGAGATGTTGTTCCAGTTACACCTTTTTCTGAAAGATCAATTGTTCCATAGGTATAACCAGATCCTCCATTTGTAACTGATACAGATTGAATTTTACTGTCTGCATTTACAACAACAGTTGCTTGTCCATTATGTCCATCACCTTTAATTGAAACACCAGTATAAGTATTTGCATTTCCCAGACCAGCACCTCTATTTCTAATGGTGACAATCTTGATTTGACCACTAGATCCAGCATTTGCTTTTACTGTTGCAGTATCAGTGGTATTTCCCCAGTCACTTGGAACTGGAATATAATTTGTAGAATCAAATTTAATAGCATCACCAGGTTTAATTGTATAAAGGTATTTCCAAATATAACCATCACCACTAGAACCTGCAGGTTTTGGTTCTAAATCTGTAAAAGTTGGTTCATCAAGTGAAGGACTTCCTTTGAAGTTATTCTCAGGACTTGCATTATTGTAAAGACAAATGTATACTCTAAAATCACTATTCACCACATAGTAATTTGCTGAATAGATGTTGAACGAACCAGATGGTTGTGATGGATTTGACCTTGAAATGTCATTCCTCCACATATCATAAATGTTACCAGAAGACCAAGAATTTTTGGTTACAACTTGAGCAATATCTCCACTACTAACCTTTTTTAAGGCAATCATTGTGTCCCAATAATCATTTGATTCATCTAAATTGTCTTTTGGAGATGGTGGTGTGCTCTCCCATGTAGATGAATAATCAGTGGCATTGGGTAAACCAATGAACGTATAATAAGAATTACTGCTGGATTGAACTCCAGCAACAAAATTCTTAGCATTTAATATACGAAGTTGATCAGTTATAATCGCAGCCATTTTATTAGGACTTTTTTGTTTATTTATAGGGGATTAAGTATAGTTCTTAAATCTAAGAGGTTCAGATCTTTGAACAAGACCAGAGGTAGAAATGCCAATCACTCCATTGTTGTTATTTGCATCAAAAGATTTAACTTTTACTCTCTCTGCAAAATTAATCTTACCCCAACTGTAGTTGCCAAGAGATGGTCTTTGAGTATGTGTTGCTATACCTGTGCCAAATGTATCAACATTACAATTGATTCTTCTAATTGCAGTTACAATACCAGAGGAACTTTCATTTTTAACAGTTACCATTTCAGTAGAAGCAGATTCAACCTGATAAACACAATCAAGGAAAGTATTAGCAACTCCAACAGCAGATGCAAATGTGCTACCAATTGATAAGAAGGTATCTTTAATAACAATAGTATCACCTGTACTAATACCACTTATTGTTTGTGCAGTTCCAACAAGATTTGTATCTCTCATGAAGGAATCAGTTGGAATATAAAGATCAAAGAATAACTGTTTTTGTGCTCCAACATTAGTGCTTCCAACACCAACAATCACACCATCATCACCTGAGTAAGAATTAACTTCAATAATTTCTGATGTTATTTTAGGTGGTTGAATCAACACCAGTGGTTGTGTATCATATCCAGTTCCAATACCAGTGATAGAAACACTAGTAACAACTCCACCTGTTACAGAGGCAGTAGCAGTTGCCTGAGCAGTTGTAATACCACTAGGTGCAGCAATAGTCACTGTTGGTGTAAAGTCATAACCTGAACCTCCATCAGTAATTGTGACAGCAGAAATAGATCCTCCTGTGGATACAGTTGCACTAGCAGTAGCACTTGTTAATGTATCTTGTGAGATTAATGTCACAGAGTCTTGGAAAGATCTAACAAATGCTTCATTAGAACCATTAAAGAATGGTCTTACACTATCAACATATGCAATGGTAGATGCAGTTGAAACTGAGGATGTGAGATATGCAGCAGGGAAGATACTAGGTTCATATTTTGGTCTATCTTTGCCAACAAATTGACCATTAATTTTTCTATCAATTGTTTGTCTACACCATGTTGCAGGTCTTTGAACAGTTCTATTGTTAGCAAGTCCAGGTCCTGGATACAGATTAGTAGTAGCAGCATCAATTGTTGTGATTCCAGTAATGACTCTCTTATTTTCATCAAATACATCAGATTGTCCTCTTTCCAAATCAGGATTTAATTCAATGGTGTCACCAACTTTAACTGTTTCTAAAACATTTTTAAATGTAACATCAGTGTCACCTGCACCTTTATAGAATAGTATTCTTGAGGTGTCACCTTGTGGAATACCAGATTCTGGTCCTTGAGGTGCCTCATTAAATGTTATTTGACTACCACCTTCAAATGTATAAGATTCACCAGGAACCTGAAGTATATCATTAATGAAGACAAGTAATGTTTGATCAACTTCAATATTTGATTCACGTGATGCCCTGATAGAGACAGGATTAGATTCAAGTGTTAATGGGAATACTTTCGTAATACCATCAAATAATGAATCAATTCTATCAAAGACTTGAAATTCTCCAGGAGTGTATCCATTAAAGTTATCACTGTATGTGTCTTGAATTGTGATTTGGAACTCTTCAAATGTTAGAGATGTATTTGTTGGAATACCAGTTGCACCACCAACAGGAATTGTAAGTATCTCACCTTTTTTAAATGCATATCCAAAATTATTGATCTCAAATTCAATTACACTTGATCCTTGACCAACTTTAACATTTATTGTTGCCTCAGTTCCAACACCTGATGAAGATGATGAATAAACAAGAGGAATATCAGTATAATTAAGAGGTTCATCAATAACAACAACTGGTGGATTTGTGCTTGTAAATCCAGCACCAGGATTAGTAATATCAAATCCTATTACATGACCATTACTGACTGTTGCTGTTCCAATATTGGTCAATATAGGAATAACACCATCATATGTCTGTACACCTACATTATATGCTGTTACAACACCTGTTCTGTACCCTGAACCACTATTACCTATACTGATTGATTGAATGGTTCCTGCAATGGATACAACTGCTGTTCCACCAGCACCAACAAGTGGTTGATATCCAAAACCTTCACTTGAACCAACAGAAACAATCATTCCACCAATTGGAAGACCACTAATGTTTTGATCGTATCCAGTTATGTTTCCAGAACCAGCAGAGAATCTAATAGTTGTAACACCAGCACTTTCAAAGTTTTGATATTCACCAACTTCATCTGATTTAGCACCTTGTGGTGATTGGAAAATATTATTAACAAGTATGATTGAATTGGTAGTAATACCAGATACATTTGAGGATTCAGATGTTAAAGTAAACTCACTTCTAATACCTGTAAACTGTGTAGATAAATCATCAAATATAAAGTTTTTATTGTAAGTTTCAGTTGTTGAACCAGTTTCTCCTCTCTTTGTAAATACTCTACCACTAAATGTAGAACTTGAAGTAATTCCTGTAAAATCCCTTTCATCAGGTGGATTTGTTGATGTTCCAATTGGAATATTTCCATAAGGAGCACTTACAAAGTTTATAGTGTTGTTAGTTACAGTAAAGTTACCAACAAATTTTTCAATAGTTGCACCATTACTGTGAATTCCAATTTCAGTTCCAAGAATTGGTCTTTCAACAAACATTGTTGTTCCTGTTCCAGTAACAGATGTAACTCTCATAAACTCATCATCTATTTTAATAATATCATTAGATGATATAGTTGTAATTCCACTGGTAGTAAATTGTGTATCAAAAACAATATTTTGTGTTAAGGTAGCAGCAATACCAGTTTTTGAGATAGGTGCTTGGATCATGTTATCAACAGTCACAAGCATTTTTGTCGTTTGTTTTGTAGAAGTTACAAAGTGAGAGTTACCAACACCAACATTGCTGAATTCAATTAAACCTGGATTGATTGCTTGTGCATCAGTTGGACTTGTTGCAAAACCAATCTGTGCATCATTCAATTTAACTGCAAAAAGATCTGTAGGGAGCAAGGTTGTGGAACCAACACTACCACCAAAATCAGTTGTTACGATTCCAATTCTCTCATCAGTTCCTGTAACTGTATACTTAACTGCTTCACCACTCTGGAAGAAGTGATTAGGTAGAGAAATAGTATTTTCTGTTAAGTTTATAGTGGTTGCTGATGATCCATCAAATTGTCTCTCAAATATTGGATCACCTTTATGAAGTAGATTAAAATCAGTTTTTACATTTGATCTGGTTCCAAAATAATTTCCAGTTTGTGCTTGTAAATAACCATCATTTATATCAATTTTATTAGCAATAATGTTGTCTGGAGAAAGTTCTCTTAAATCAACAAAGAAAGATTTTACTTCAACAGCAATGCCTGAATTTGGTGTAAATGTTACTTGTACTAAATCACCAGATGTTGATATTCCAATTGTTCCAAGTGATGAATCAGTTTGTACGATACCATATGGAGTGATACCCTGTGTTGGAATAGTAAGTGAGTTAATAACTCCAATTTCAAACATTTCATGATGATTGTTTGCTGTATCCTCAACAGTTATAACTTGATAAGATGCACTATAATTTTCAGCAGCACTTACAGTATCATAACTTGATACAACATGAGCAGTAGGAGATCCAGAGGATGCAATTGATGTGTATGCACTACCAATTCTAGCAGTGCTCATTGTTGTGATACCAGGGAAACTTGCTCCTCTTGCAGTGTTCACAATCTGACTGTATGAAGTTGCTGCAATACCAGTATTTGGATGGAATTTGAGTAGTAAATCAGATCCACTAATCTCAGCACTGTATGATCCAATACCACTACCACCATACGAGATGTTTGAATCTTCATCAATGTTGTTGTATTCTACAAAACTAACATCAGTTCCATTATGGATAATATTCAATTCAGCAAAATGGAACTCATCACCTGTTACCAACAAGTTCATTACTTTTAATGATCTGAAACTTGTTCCAACAGAGACAATATTCGTAGTTGCACCAGTTGATACACTAACTTCTTGACTTTCATAGTGAATAATATCACCAAATGATGTTACACCAAGTCCTGTATTTTCTGGTTCAAAAGCAAATGAGAATGAAGAAACCAAATAGTTGTTTACACTGAACTTGGTTGGATTAAATTGGAAATTCCAACTTTGTGCATCAATGTTTACATCAAAAAATCCTAAGTTGGGGAAAGTATTCAATACTGCATAACTTGTCATGTATGCAAAATCATCATCAACAATTGCAGTTGAAACTTGGAATTGTCTTTCATCTGTAAATGTTGTATCTTGAATATAGAACAATGACTTAACAAATTTTACAGTTGGATCAAAAGTGTTAATGTTTGAAAATGCTTCTCCTCTCTCATTACTTTCAAATTGTCCACTTATGTCATCAACACTAAGAACTCTATTGCCTTTTGATTCAAAGAAATCAGTCAATACAATATTCTCAAAGAAAACTGTATCTGAGAACCTGACACCATTAATATCAAAAAGATTTTCTCTTACAAAATCAAAATCATAATAACAATTTAAATCTCCCTCACCAATACAATCAACAATAAATGACATTTCAGTGTCATTTACAGATGGTGTAAGAATTCCTTCAGATTGACTTGTAACTTGTAAATCAGAGAACTTTTTAAATCCTGCTGTATGATTTAATGAACCAACAGTATTGTCCCATTTATCAAATGGTACTGATGATTTAAGTGAATATGAGAATCTCTGGTGATAATCATTATCAGGAATTCTTTGAAGACCATTATTCAAGAAACCTGTATCATTCTGCCAACCATAATTGATTGTGGTTCCAGCACCAGTTTTAATATCTGCTGGGAAGTCAAACTTTTTAACGACAACTCCTCTTGTCTTTGAAGAGTTTCCTAATAAAGTCTCTCCAACTGAAAGTTCATCTATTGTTTTTATTTTTACAATATCAGTGTTTTCATCATAATTTTCAACAACACCTGAACTTGAATTCCATCTTACAATTTCATCTTTAAGATATTTGTTTTTACCCAAAACAGGTTTAAAAATAGGCAAATGTGATTCAGGGATTACTTTTGCAGAATTTAAAGATATAACATTACCAGCAATTTCATTTGTAGAAAGATCATCTTTCAATGTGTATTCTACATATGCACCTGAACCACCAGGATTTGTGTTTACACCAACAACTTCAAAAAGTTTATGTTTGTATTGCTCTGAATTATATCCTTTTCCAGTTGTACCAATACCTATATTAATTCCTTCAACATATACTTTATTGCCAATTACAAAAGGATACTCACCATCACTATTAAATTGATTAGTAAGATCTAATTTTACAGTGGTTCCAGTCAAAGTAAGACTTCCAATTTCAAAACCATTTGAATTATTGGTTGCAATAATTCTAGGTGTTGTTGGATAGAATCCTCTTGAGTTTGTTAATATATTGACCTCAAGATCACCTAATTCATAATCTAAAACACAATCAACAATTTCATTTGTATATCCATCTCTAACCACAAGGGTGGCAGGAACAAGATAATCATTACCTGATGTTGTAATGCCAATTTTTTCAAATGAAGCAAGGGGATTTACTTCAACAATTTCTGAGATATTAGCAGTTGGTTTAAGAGTTTTATCTGTAGGGTAATTCCAACCAATGTTATTAGATTGGAATTTTTGATTTTGAATCTTACCAATAGAATTTGATTCAGCAAAAAGAATTGCACCTGTTCCTATACCACTCTTAATTGATGAAATACCAGGTAGTGCTTGATAACCATAATTGTTATCAACTAAATCAACATTCTTAATAGATCCAAAAGCAGTTAATGATGTAGTTGTATAATCTGGTTCTGCAGTTGTTCTGGTGTATGAAGCAATGGGTGATGTATTGTCTATATCAAAATTAAATGTTGTGTTACCAATTCCTGCTATAGTATATTGTCCATCAAGAATTGATTTAGATTTAAATATTGAATTGTATGATACAACATCATTATCAATAACTAATTTTTTCTCATCTAAGATAAAAGATTCATTTGCAATATTAAACTTATAATATAATGCATTTGGAGCATTACTCATATTGATTGTTAATATGCCATCTGTTCCAACAACACCAGATGTTTTTACATTAAAATCATTTTCACCATTAGAACTTAAATACTGATTTACAAATAAAGAATCAGTATAAATTTCCATACTGAATGCAGGATATTTAATAGAGTTAGAAATAAATGACAGTGAAGTATCAGATAAATCAAATTTAAGATTTGTGGATGTAGTTACATTTGGATTAATTTTTGATAAAGTTCCAGTTCCAGCACTTGTAATGTTTACAAATTTAGGTTGGATTCTATTAAGTTCAAATTTATCCTCAACAAGTTTCAATTTTGTTGGTGAATCCATGAAAACATAATACATTTTCTCATCAACCAAACCACCAGATAGTGAACTTGATGTATGAATAATCTTATCACCTGTTTTAAAGATGTTTTTTGTTACATCAATTGTATTATTAGTAATATCAACAGATGATGCAATAAATGATTGAGGGTCAAAAATAATCCTTCTGTTAAAATTATCATACTTAACAGTTATTGTCGTCTCATTTGTAGGATTTAATGAGAAGAAAACTTTATCATTTCTCACAAGTCCATGTGTATTAGCAGTTGATACAGTAACCTTTGTTCTCTCTGCACTTGCTGATGCAACATTATCAAAGTTAGTTACTAAACTGTGGTACTCACCAGTTCCAATACCAGTAAAATAAAATAGTCCAACAGAGTCATCAACAATACCGCGATAACCTGTTGACCCTAATCCAACTTTAGTTGATGATAATCCAATAAAACTGTCATTAAATGGTGCAACAAAAAGTGATGAGAAATTAGAAAGTGAAGTTGAAGGTTCTCCATTTCTTCCATTCCACACTTCAATTGAACTACCTGTATTAGTTTTGTAAGTTACAGTATCATTAACTTTAAATGTATGATTGGGAATAAACAATTGTTGCTCAAGTGCAAAAATGTTTGTTGCCCCTGCTCCTGGATTTGAGAATACAATTGTTTTTCCAGCACCAACAGAAGTCAAACTTCCAATACCCAAGGCATCAACTGGGTTGAAATAGTGTTCAGTATTTGTTTTAAGAATTCTAGTTGTTTTTAATGCACCTACATTAATTGAAAAACTTCTAGGATCTTGGAATAATTTTACATTTCCTGTATGAGCAGCACCAGTTGTGCCATTCTGTGCTCTTAGAACTCTAACTCTATTGTTAAGCACATCACTGTTTAAAACCTTTACTTCTTCAGACTCAATCTTTATAATATCATTTGGTCTCATGAATGGATACTGGAAAGCACCACCAACACTGAAGAAAGTAACAATACCAGTGTTTGCAACTGTATCAACATCATCAAGAAGAATATAAGACCCAGTATTAATTCCAATATTATAATATTTGTCTAAACCAGGCAAGAACTCAGACAAACCAGATATCTTAAATCTAGTTTCATTCTCTAAGTTATGAGGTGTTGTCATGAAACCAACAAGTTTGTTAGCAGCACCTGCATTTGTAAATTCAATATTATTAAATGTGGTAGTCTCAATATCCACAAAATCAACTTGTTTACCACCAATCTGATTAATTAAACCTCTTGCAGTTTTTCCAACAGTATCACCTTTGAAAACAACTCTATCATTAATTTTATAATTTGTGCCACCAGTGAATATTCCAACACTAGTTACACTTCCTTTTGATACTGCAGTAATTTCAAGTACTTGCTCTTTAACATCATTAGAGTTAAAAATATAGTCATACCCACCAAATTTTGAATTAATCTTATATGGTGTGGTAATTCTTCTCCAATTATTTGCAACT